GTATCATTATAGTATATCTTCTCGAAAATATGATATGTATTTTCAACAAACTCAATCTCACCTGTCTCAGTATCTAAGATATTGAATCCTCTCTTATCTCCACAATCATTCCAATACATTTCATAAGGATTACCTAAGTAGAAGACTTGACCATCATTGCTTCTGGTGTGATAGTGTCCTGAGAATACTGTAGGGAACTTAGTAATGATACCTTTGTCAATACCTCCCTGTTGAAACATGCCTGGATATAATTCAAATCCTGTGAGTTCAAGATGTCCAAAGGCGATCTTAGCATCAGACTTATCTATTGCTGCGAGAGTCTCCTGATAGTTGTCATCACAGATCCAAGGCATCATCATCGCTCTGAATCCGTTTATGTCATATGTGTCTGGTCTGGATATAGGGACTATATTATCATAGTGTTCTAGTAAAGAATCAATAGAGTTGATCTTGTTTGTATTCTTATAGTAGACATCATGATTACCTACAAGTTGCCAAACTTTGACACCTAGTTTCTCAAACTTATCATATACATTTTCTTTTGCCCAATCAAGTGACCAGTAATCTATATTCTTTCGGTTATCAAAAGCATCTCCCATGTGGATACACTCTTTGATACCTCTCTTTTCTAGTTCTGGGAAGAATATATTGTCGTAAAATTTTTGAAAGAAGTCATGAAATACCTTGCTACCCCTTCTACCTCCGAAGTGAGTATCAGTTATTATCGCTATCTTCATCTTTTATAAATTCTCCTTTTTCATAATCAAATCTAGGGTGTGGTTTAGCCGAAATCACTGGGTTCTTTGTCTTGTTCTTAATGACAATAAATCTATCAGCAGCAAACGTGCCAGCAAGTTGAACCTCAATCTCATCAGTATCTTTCCAATTGACTGTACCATCCTTCTTGGTATGCTGCATCGCAATTTGGATGTCATCAATAATTTTTTGAGTTAGCTTCATTGATTCATCTTTGTTTGAACTGCTTCTTTTATAGAATTGTAGTCACTAGTATTGCCGTCAGTGCTGTCAACGTGCATAACCTCATCATACCCCGATTTCTCAATGATCTTTTCACGGATCTCCATTTGTTTTTTCTCTTTCTGTATACGTCTGAGGAAGGCATAGTGTATGATTTGAGTGAAGTATGCAAAAGGATTCGTAGATTTCTCTGGATTGAAGTTGTGTATGTATTGAACACAATTCTCAATGCCATCAGATATCATGTCCTCACGGAACATATAGTTCACAAAGTTTGGTTTGTATGATAAGTGAGTCGCGATTTTTACAAAGCACTCACCAAGGTAATTAGTGATGCGTGGTTTAGGATCACCTCTCTCTTCCGCCTCTTTTACATCAGCTTTATACTGTACGATGGCGTATAAAAATTCCTTGTTGTTAACGTAATGTTCGGATCTTTTTCTTGTCCCTTTTGCAGGCATATGTTATTACCTCTTATTGATTATAGTTTACCATAATATCGAGCACTTGACAAGTGGTGAGATTCGGTGTACAATAACTCTGTCAGAGTTCAAGGGAAGTTATGTAGCTTCGCCTTTCTTATAAAGCCTCTCCAAAGTATCTCTTGCTTTCTCGACTGAATTTACATATCCCATCTTCTTTGTGACCTTTATCTTCTCTGATTGAGTGCCATTTAAGTTTGAAAAGATAAATCGTTGATAATATTTTACTACTTCAGAATCCTCGCGGGCCTCGACAACGGTAATTACCTTGTCCATAGGTATAATAATAATATTTTCAGTTGGCATACTTCTTAACCAAGGCATCATTCTGAGTCCTTCTGAAGATCCATTCATACTGACCGTTTCAATTTCTACAGGATCACTGATAATCAAAACCGTGCGTCCGTTTTCTTCGGAAGGCATAACCTCACCAAAGATTTCTTCCCCAGACACTAGTTTTATTGATGCGTAGAAATCTTCTTCCATCTATTTTCCTATGATAGTGTTGTTAATAACCAAGTAGTCTATATTCATATTTAGAAAAGCATCCATAGCGTCTTCTGGAGTTTCGATTATCGGTTTACCGTTGTCATTGAAAGAGGTATTCAACAATACAGGAACTCCGCTGATCTTATAATACTCTTCTAGTAACTCAGATAAGATGCCTTCACTGACTGTTTGAATCCTACATGTGTTGTCCACATGTGTGATAGCTGGGATCTTATCTCTCTTGTCTTCTTTTACCGTCTGAGAATATATCATATATGGACTGTCAATACCTTCTTCAAAGTATTCTTGTAGGTAGTCCTTAAGTATGACACCAGCAAAGGGTCTCCACTCTTCTCTATGCTTTACCTTCTCGTTTATAATATCCTTATTCTCTTTATATTTAGGGGACATCAAAATAGATCTATTACCTAATGCACGAGGACCAAATTCAGATCTACCTTGATACCATGCAACTATCTTGCCATCCTCTAGATATTTTGCGACCTTACTAAGATCTAAACCATTGTTATAATCTGAAACATCAATTTGTTTTGGTGTATTGTATTCTTTACCTAAGAAGGCAAGGTTTTCAGGAACCTGAACTTCATTCCACATTGATGCACCAAACGCCGCTGCCCCATATGCCAAACCACAATCACTTACAAAAGGTGTGATATGAAACTTTCTATTCTTGAGAGCCTTTACTATCTTTGTGTTAGCATAGATGTTAAGAAATACTCCACCAGTTAAACAAACTGTTTCCTCCAAATAATCTTCATTTAATCTTAACATTAATTCTGTAAGAGATTCTTCTATATTCCATTGCAATAACTGAGCTTTGTCTGAAGAGGAGATTGGATAAGGTCTTGGATCCCTCATATCAAATGATACTTCTGGAAAGTAATGTCCAAACTCATATAACTTTTGTATATGTTTACCAGATCCGTATGCTGCAAGACCCATTACCTTCCCATTGAATGAGCAGTGATAGTTTGGATCATCATATTTTAGTTTCTTTCCTGTTTTCTTACAGTAGATATGATGTGCCCATGTTTGATACAATAATCCATACTCACCATTAAAAGGAATGTATCTAAACTTGCCTTGTCTCTTATTGAAATAAACTAGAGAGCACTTCTGTAATCCCAAAGAACAACTTTCAGTCCAGTTATGAGATCCTCCACCATCAATTATAATACAAACACCTTCATTGGATCGCTGAGTAAAGATAGATGAGTAAGCATGTGCTTGATGATGAGATATAAAACCAACGTCTGCGTTAGGAAATTTGGATTGTAAAAATTTATCTGGTTCTCCTTTGAGTAAAAGTTCATTCACCCAATCTTGCAATCCAATATCTACATATATCACTAAGTTTATTTCTTCTTTTGATATCCCATCTAACACATAATCTATAGATTTTTCTGGATATCTGCCATCATACTTTAATCCACTGAGTCTCTCTTCTTGTATGCTGCAGACATGTTCACCATCTATGAATAGAGTCGCTCCAGCATCATGGACATATGATTCTCTATCTGAACCATCAAAACCTATAGATCCATATATGCCTAAGACTTTCATTTCAAATAAACTTTCCCAATTTCATAATTAAAGTTCTCCTCATTGTATATTTTAACACGTTCAATCAAATGATTCAAGGTATAGTTACGTTTGTTCTTTACTGTGATATTGTCGGCAATGTCGTATAGCATTGCTTTGTTTTTGTTTTTTCCCTTTCTAAGGACCCTACCAATACTTTGTAGATTTCTAATTCTAGATTTGCTAGGCGATGCAAAAATGACGTTATGTAAGTTCTTAATGTTAATTCCTGTAGAAAAAGTTCCATAAGACGCAACAATGATTGCGTTTGCTTCTCTATCAACGATAGATCTAACCTCTTCACGCTCTTCACCGTCTACTCCTCCATGAACATAGAATACTTGTCTATCATCACTTGCTCCTTCATTGATTAGATTATATAGAGGTTCACCGTGAGCCTCTACTCTACTGTATAAAACTAGAGTGTTGCCTTTTAAACTCAGTGCGAGGTTTTTTATGAATAAATTTCTCTTGTCATGTTCTATGATATAGTTCATCTCCTCTCTATAGTCATCAAATGGTATGGCTGGGTGTTGTAGGATGATGATTCGTATATCTAACTTAGCAAGTTGTCCTTTCTTTTGCAGATCAGATGTTTGAGTTACCTTGTAAGAAGGCCCAAACAATCCCTCAAGAACCCACTTATGAGTCTGAGATCCACTTAGAGTTCCAGTAAATCCATATCTATATTTGGTATCTTTAAGTTTTGACATGATACCAATAAGTGATTTTGATTTGAATTGATGTGCTTCATCTCCTATGATGACATCGAACTGTGAGAACCACACTCTATCCATCTTGTAGATAGACTGCCAAGTTGAAATAGTTACACGTTGTTGTGTGGTTTTCTTTCTACCAGCATATACCTTATGGCAATACTTCTCCACATCCCAACCATAATCTTGGAAGTCCTTGAACATCTGCTCTACAAGAGATGTAGTGGGAACTACAAGTAATATCCTTCTCTTCCTACCCACATGGTAACGTGCAACAGCATAGATCATAAGTGACTTACCTGATCCAGTGGGTGATATAATTAATTTTCTATTGTACTTGAGTGCATCATATACACCCTCTATCTGATAATCTCTAGGTGTGTGACTTGAGATTGCAGTCATATAATCTTTTACACCTTCTAATGATATCTCCTCATTCTCTTCAAAAGGAGTACCATATGTTTCATTATTTCTAAACTCTACACTATAATTTGCTTTTCTTGCCCAAGCAATAACTTTGTCTAACAGTCCTACATACAACTCACCTGTTGCAGTAGAGAACAATCTGATCTTGCCATCCCAATGTCTGTTCCTATACTGAGGCATATACTTAGCGCCTGGAACATCGAAAGTAAAATAATCCGATAACTCTTGTTGCACATGAGGTTGTGCATCTACAGTCAGATGTACTTCATTCTTCTTGACAATGATAAGATCACTCATAGTCCATTGGTAAATCGTTGCCATTCAATGGCATTTTTGATTTGGTATGTTCTATTAGATATAATTTTCAGAATACTTTCCAAATACTCAAGCATGATGTCATAGTATTCTATCTTCGCAGTACACTTGATGAGATCTGGATCTGCATCAAAATACTTATCTAAGTCTGCTTTTAAAACCTTATAGTCAAAAGGTTTTTCTCTATAAACTTCTGGTGATGCCTTACCTGTATAATACTGCCACTTGTCTTTCTTTAATATTTTATACTGAGTTTCCTGAGATTTTTTCAGAGTCAGTATGTTATTGTATATTCTGTAGTATTTGGCGTGTAAAGCGGGTATTTTTGTTGATTCGTTGTGTAGTAATTCATTATCAATTATGGAATCTTTGTCCCATAAGTCTTGTATAAATTCAAGATTCATTCTTTAGTAGACTCTCCACATTAAAAATAGTATA